GTCCACGGATGCGGTATAAAGAGGAGCGTGTGCAGATCTGGTTCGGTGAGGGGTCGGAGGGTCTCCAGAAGTTGAACACAACAGGGTTGCAGCAGGTTCTCGACGACCGGGTCTCCTTGGCGTGCGGCGACTTGGGGGAGTTAGAATAACAACAATATTTATTTTTATAGAATAAATTATTTGACAGCTAAACAAAAAACGGTTTCTGTCCTTTCCCATCGGCAGGAAAACAAATTTCCCGCCCGATGAAACCAGTTAATCACCAACCAAGAAAAACAATGAAACAGAACGAATCATTCCTATTGTCTCTGGTCTGCGACCAGATCAAGACTATTGAGGTGACCTTCCAAGAGGGAGGCCAACACTACACATACATGACTGTCATCCCTGGGCTGAAAGTCCTTGATGACGTGATTGTCGAAGCAGGGCAGGATCTCAAAGTCGCCACTGTCGCAGCAGTGCACGACGAAGCCGAGATTGACCCTAAATCCCCATACAAATATAAATGGGCAGTCTCCACATCGGGCTCGAAAGCCCGTGATTCTCAACGCTACCTCCACGAAATGGAAGCTGAAGCGATGAAGCAGATCAAAGCTGCCAAGAAGCGTGCCGCCAAAAAGAGGTTAGCTGCCGAACTGGGTGAGATGTTTGGTTCCGAACTGGACGCAGTCAAAGCAATCGATTTCAACCCAGAACTTGATTAGTAGAGTTTGTCGGATAGGTAACTCAGTATCCTGCCTCAGACGTTAACAGAGGGAAAATCTAGCGTGTCATCTGCGTCACCCGATGGGCTTTGGGGATATCCTAGCACCCCCACTTTTCTCAGATCAACAATAACAAAAAACACACATACATTATGAGCCTAGAAGCCAAAATCGAAAAACTGACCGAAGCGGTCATCACACTCACAGCCGCACTCGGCAACCAAACTGCACCTGTTGCTGCCACAACCAAGGTCACAGCCGACGAGATCGTCAAAGACGATGTAGTCACCAAGTTTGAAGAGCCAAAGGAGACCGCTGCTGAGAAGAAGAAGCGCGAAGCCAAAGAGAAGCGTGACGCTGCTCGTCAAGCCAAGATCGATGCTGAGACAGCAGAGGTCAAAAAAGAGGAGGAAGCTGAAGTTGAGGCTGAGGTTGAGGCTGAAGCTGAGGTTGTCGTTGACCTGCCTACAGTGCGCAAGGTTGCGTCACACCTCATCAAGAGTGGCAAGAAACCGCTTTGGCAGGAAGAGCTTGCCAAGACCGGGGCGTCCAAGCTGTCCGAAGTTGAAGACCTCGGTGCCCTGCTCACTGCTCTTGAAGGCATCGCTGGCATGACCGCTGACGAAATTCCGGACGCATAGTCCAGTGCCCTACACGGGCCCCCGCTGGTATGTCGGGATAAACACATACCACCTAATTTTCTTTTACAACAGAACAACCACACCACAACTATGAGCCATTCACTTTTATCACCATCCGGCGCGAAATGCTGGACTAAATGCACCGCATCAGTCGGTTACATTCAACGCCTCAAGGACGAAGGCAAGATCCCCGAAGAGCAGACATCCGCTTACGCCGAGGAGGGCACACAGGCACACGAACACGCCTCTAACATCCTCGACGGCATTGAAGACCTTGGGGACGTCCCCGAAGGCGAAATGCGCGAGTGTGTGGGCAAATATGTCGAGCTAGCACAGCGCATCGGTAAAGACGCCGAACTGACCCTCGTTGAGGAGCGGGTGCCATTGTTCTACCGACCCGAGGACGGAGGGACAGTTGACTATGCTGCCATCACATCTGAGCGTGTGCAGATCCTCGACCTCAAGTATGGCAAGGGTGTCATCGTTGAGGCTAAAGAGAACCTCCAACTCGCCATCTATGCCAAGTCGCTCATCGAGTCACAAGGCGACCTATATGACTTCACTGATGACACCCTGGTGGTCATGACGATCTTCCAACCTCGCACCTATGAGGGTAACCCGATCAAACTCTGGTCGGTTAAGTTGAAGGAGTTGAACCTATTCCTCAAGGACACCCAAAAGATCGCCGACCGCATCGATGCAGGTATGGCACTTGAGTTTGCACCCTCCGAGGATGCTTGCCAATTCTGTGATGCCAAAGGGCTGTGCAAAGCCCGTGAGAAGTTCGCGGCCAACCACATCGTCAAAGCAAACATCAAGGCTGCTGAGGAGTTCACCAACATCGAGGAGAATCCGATTGTGGGTAAAGGTCCAACCTACCCCTCAGTGGATTCACTGACGGACGAACAGATTGCCATCGTGGTCGAGCATGGCAAGACTTTCGAGAAGTGGCTCAAGTCAGTCGCCGCAGAGGCGAAGAAGCGTATTGAGGGTGGTGTCCCTGTGAAAGGTCTGAAGGTCGTCCAGGGCAACCCTGGCAACCGCAAATGGGATGACGAGGCGGCAGCAGATAAACTGCTTGCTGGTAAGCTCAAAGCCAATGAGCGGTATGACCGATCACTGATTTCCCCAACGCAAGCGGAGAAGCTTCTCAAGGGTGTCGAGCTCTCCACCAAATTCCAGAACCGCCTCAAGGATCTGACTAAGCGCAAACCGGGGTCACCCCTGTTGGTACTGGAGTCAGATGAACGTCCGTCAATCATGGGCCCCGCTGAGGAGGAGTTTGACAACATCGAAGAGGATAACTCGCTCGATTAAAAAAAAACTTTGTGGGGGATGTGCTATTTTTCTTGCACATCCCCCAACTAAACCTAAAACCATTTTCTGTGTCACACGCTGTGGCACAAAAACAAGATAAACCGCTAAATATAGCACAGTCAAAGAAAGTAAAAAATCATGAAGATCAAACTAGATAACGTCCGTCTCAGCTACCCTAACTTATTCGCAGCGAAGTCCTTCCAGGGTGGACCCGCAAAGTTCTCGGCATCTTTCATCATGGATAAAGAGACCCACGCCAAGTTGATTGCCAAGGTCGACAAGGCTATTGACACTGTCATGAAGGATGGTGGCTTTAAGGGCAAGCGCAGCGCAATTAAGGGTGTCTGCCTCCGCGATGGCGAAGAGAAGACCAACGACGATGGTACAGCCAAGGATGGCTATGGTGAGGAGGTCATGTTCCTCAATGCATCCAATGCCTCTCGCCCGCAGGTCGTAGACAAAGACCCGTCAATCCCACTCACTGCAGAGGACTCCAAGATCTATGCCGGGTGCTACGTCAATGCGATCATCCACCTTTGGTGGCAGGACAACGACTTCGGTAAGCGCGTAAATGCCACACTGAAGGCAGTCCAATTCGTCCGTGATGGTGAATCATTCGGTGAAGCTCCTGTCAACGTCGAGGAAGAGTTCTCCGACCTCTCCGAAGAAGACGAGGAAGAGCTTGGCTAAAACCCTCCAGATTGAATGCCCCCTGCCTTTGTATGGTAGGGGGCATTTTTATCAACCAACCCAACCGATAACCATTTAACAGTTTTAATATTATGAGCAATCTTATACGCAACGGACTCGCAATCGCCGAGGTCATCAATGATGATCCAGCACTCGCCAATGAAGTGGCACTCAACCTCTCCGATGAGGCACTCAAAATCATCGTTGAGAAACGTGGTGGTGTCCACCTCGCCGACAACGAACACATCAGTTTCAAGGTCGCACTCAACCAGCTCCTCAACCAATAAAGCCGTGTGGATACTACCAGCACAATTACACACCTCAGCCTCTGCTCCGGCTATGATGGCATCGGTCTCGGACTCCGAAGAATTCTCCCAAATGTGCGAGAAATCGCTCATGTGGAGATCGAAGCCAGCAGCATCGCGAACCTGGTTGACAAGATGGAAACGGGAAAACTCAATCCATGCCCTATCTATACGGACGTTAAGACCTTCCCGTATGGACGATTTCGTGGACTGGTGGACATCCTCACTGGAGGATTCCCGTGCCAGCCATTCTCAATCGCAGGACACCAAAAAGGGGTCAATGATCCAAGACACCTGTTCCCCCACATCCTGCAAGGTATCACCGAGTGTGAGCCAAGGGTCGTGTTCCTCGAAAACGTCGAAGGAATCATCTCAGCCAAAACAGCAGATGGTGAGTCGGTTCTCCAGTATGTCCTCCGAAGCTTGGAAGAAGTGGGTTACCGAGCAACGGCAGGAATATTTAGCGCGGAAGAAGTCGGCGCACCTCATCAGAGAAAAAGGGTCTTTATCATGGGCTACGCCGAACACAATGGACTATCTGGAGCAGCGTTCTTACGAAGCGATGAAGAAGATGATCGTCAGTGGGGGTCGCAAGAACAGGTCGATGCCACCGAATTTGAGGGAGCAGGTGAACCCCGAGATGGTGGGTGCTGTGGACGAAGCGAGGGCAGAGCGCAACAAATGCACAGTGGAAGAGTTAGACCCACCTGCGAGGAAGCCGACCATGTGGCCTACAGCATCGACGAGGGATTACAAGGGGGGATACACGGGCGGCAGGATTCGGAAAGGGAAAATTTCGATGGACACTCTGGATGTAGCAGTACAAGCGTACACGGAGGGGGGACTAGTGGATCAACAGAAGGAGAGCTGGCCTACACCAACAGTGCAGGAAGCAGGAAAAATAGGCAATGTGGCGAACTATGGGCAGAAGGGTCTGAGCAACCATCCTGCGATTCGTGGCCTTCCAGACCGGGAGAAGACCAACAAGAGTGGGAAGCCCCAAGAGTCACAGAAGAAGTGGCCAACACCAAGAGCGAACAAAGTCCACCCAGTCATCACCGAGGAGAACAGATCTCATTTGGCGAACCGCAAGAAGGCGAATCTAGAGGAAGATGTGGCGGGGCACTGTGGCAAAGCAACGGGGAAATTGAACCCAGATTGGGTGGAACAACTTATGGGACTGCCAGTAGGGTGGACCGACTTCGGATGCTTGGGAACGGAGTCGTCCCTGCGGTAGCCGAGAAAGCCTTTGTTGTACTTTACACCCGTCTCATTGAAGAGGAGGAGTTGGAAAATTCCTTGATGTAACTAAAAACAAAAAAAAATGAACATTAAAAAATCATATGAAATTGCACTGAAGTTTGCATACCAAGCGGGTGCAGAATTCATCGCCAACCCAGGACATGAAGACTGCGGCATTGGCGCGGCCCGTGAAGGTTTCGCATTCTACTGTGAGGCACAGAAATTCAGTGACCTACCAGAGGAGAAGCAACAAGCATTCTATGCCGAGTGGCAAAAAGGCAAAGATGCCGAACGCAAAGCGTGTGGGCTTTAAACTGAAAAATGGTTTATACAAAAACCCGAAAGCCAAAAAATAATTTTTAACCAGAACAAAAGAATGACAGTATACCATTTAGACTATGAGACCTACAGCCCCGAGGACATCTCTCTTGGGGCACACAAATACGCCGAGCACCCCGAGACTGAGATCCTTATCTGCGCCATCGCCCGAGGGGATGAGGAGCCTGTCGTGTGGCGATGTGACCAAGACAAAAGTGGTGATTTTATGTCACTGCTCGCTGAGATCGAAACCTACAAAGACATCACCATCTACGCCCACAACTCCCAGTTCGAGACAGCAATTACTGCACAGCTCTGGGAGAAGACATTCGGGACACCAGCACCAGACCTCAGACAATGGCGTTGTACCGCTTCAATGGCTCGACGCGCTGCGATACCATCCAACCTCAAGGACTGTGCTGAATTCCTCGATCTCAGTGTTGGCAAGGACTCAGAGGGTAAGCGTCTGATAAGAAAATTCTCACTGCCTCAGAAACCCACCAAGAAACAACCAAAGACTCGCATCCTGCCACAGGATGACCCAGAGGATTTTGAAAAGTTCGTGCAATATTGCTACCAGGACGTTGTCGTCGAGCGTGCCATCCACAAAAAGCTCCGCAAGTTTGAGCTCAAGGGTGATGTGCTCGAGTCATTCCTGTTTGATGCAGAGATGAATGCCCGGGGTGTGCCTGTGAATGTGGAAGCACTCGAGCGCACAAACGCCTTGGTGGAGAAGTTCAACACCAAGCTGACTGAAAAGTTCCGGTCCATCGTCGGTTTGAACCCAACGCAGGGTGTAAAGTTCAAAGCGTGGCTACAGGATCGTGGGTACCCTGCAAAGGATCTCCAAGCTGCCACAGTGGAGAATGTACTGTCAAACAACCCCGAACTCATAGGGATGACACCAGAGGCGATTGAGGCACTCCAGCTTAAGACCCTCGTCGGCTTTGCCGCACTTAAAAAGATCCCTACCATGCTCGCAGCAGCGTGCCGTGATGGTCGAGTCCGTGGGTCACTCATGTGGTCTGGTGCTGAACGCACACATCGCTGGGCGGGTCGCACAATCCAGCCACAAAATTTCAAACGCCCGGTCATCAAGGATACCGAGGTGCTGTATGACCTGCTCTGCACCACCAAATTGGAATGTGAGGATTTGGAAATGTTGCATGACAACCCACTACTGTCGATTGCCAGCTGCATCCGCCATTTCATCCAGCCGGAGCACGATAGGGGGCTGTTTGACGCTGACTACTCAGCCATTGAAGCTCGCATCGCCCCCTGGCTTTGTGGGTCGGAGGAGAAGCTGCAATTGTTCCGGGACAAGGCACCAATCTATGAGCGCATGGGTGCCAAGATCTTTGGCAAGACCACTGAGGAAGTGGTAGCCAACGCGAAGACCGAAAATTGGCGTTTTGTCGGCAAGCGAGCCGAACTTGGATGCACATACAACATGGGTGGCAAGAAATTCCGTAGTTCATGCCTCAATTTCGGGCAGGACGTCGACCAGAAGACCGCTGAACTCGCCGTCAAGACATGGAGGACTGACTCAGCCAACGTCCCTATAGTGGAAGCGTGGAGGAACATCGGTGATGCCGCAGTCTCGGCAACCAAGCAGCCAGGTAAGCGTTTCCAAGGTACCGACAAGATCACGTTCATATATCAAAATGTTGGGTTCCGTGCGCTGGTCGCCAAGCTGCCAAGTGGGCACTGTCTGATCTACCCGAAGGCCAAGCTGGTACCCGTCTGGTCTGTATACCAAGGTGGTGAGGCACACAAGTTCTACTCTGAAGAGAAGGCAATCAAGTTCCAGTCCGGGCTGGGTGTGAAGATCCGCAAAGCAAATGCCAACCTGCCGCCAAAGAAACAGAAGACAGTGCCAAGTGTCCGCAGTGGTGAGGAGATCCAGTTCTGGGGCAAGTCCGACAACAAGTGGTGCTGGCAATCCACATATGGTGGCAAATTACTCGAGAACCTCACACAGGCGTGCGCTGGTGACATCATGGCGCATGGTGCGCTCCGCGCTGCCGAGTTGGGGTACCTCATTTTCATGTTGGTACATGACCAAGCCATTGCCGAAGTTTTCGAGGGTGGTAACATTGAAGAATTTTGTGCAGCTCTTTGCACATTGCCCAATTGGGCGAAAGGACTGCCACTGGAGGCAGAAGGTAGTGTAATCCCATTCTATAAAAAAGACTGATATGAAGATAGGAACAAAAATGTATATGTCCCAAATCACCGATGGTGTTGAGGTGGGTGTTTGTGACGTGACAGTATTTAAGATGACACTCACGTCATTCCGGGTGTACACCAAAGATGCCCCAGAGATAGGCAGGTTGGTTTTTGACATCAATACATTCCAAAGTAGGGGGTGCACACACTACAGGGTTCACCACTCCCGTGAAGAATTCACTGAAAAGGCTGAGTTGGAGAGGCTCAAAACGCTGATTCATGCAGAATTAGACAAGCGCAGACACCCTGTGACCAAACTCGAGGACATCCTCTCTAATCTTCTTGACAACTAACCCGATAACCAGTTTTCATTTTAGTATGAATATTTTCCCAGAAACTCCTACTATCTCCTCGGAGGATAGACAACGCCTACACGACCTAGGTTATCTCCGTTCATGGAATTGCTTGAACACAGCTTTGGCGAAGCACAAGCCATGCGCCGAAGACCTCAAGAAGCTGATCCTTATGGAGACCACCGGGCGCACGCCTCGCGCACCAATTTTGGACAAGCTGATCATCCGCTTGCAGAAGCGAGAACGTGAGAGCCTCAAGGAAGCTATCGACCTCTACATCAAAACACAATGAGCCCAGAGGACGAACTGAAGACCAGGCGTGTCCTCTCGATGGTGCTTGAAGGAAAGAAAAAGTACCAGAGCTACATGGAGGTGTACCCGAATCTCACCGAAGGCACTGCGAAACGGAAGGTCTATACGATGTTCCAAGATCCGGAGGTGCAGGAGTTGTTTGAACTCATGAAGGAGGAAGCTGCGAGCAAGCTCACCATGAGTCGTGTGGGCAAGCGTGAGTGGCTCAAAAGAGTTCGCGATGTGTGTGTCACCGACATTGACCTTGATGACCCAGAGAAGAAAAACCACGACCTCATTGAGAAAATCATGTACCGATATGATCGTGAAGGGAACAAGGTAAGCGCGACGATCCAACTACCCTCTAAGCTACAAGCCCTTGAGATGGACAACCGCATGGCAGGTCACAATGAGGCTGAGAAGGTTGAGGTCGAACTCACTGGTGGTGTCATGATGATACCTGCTGGGCAGAGCCTCGACGATTGGGAGTCCCAAGCTACCGGGCAGCAGAAGAAGCTCAAGGAGGTTGACTATATCGACGTGGACGATGTAGGAACAGTTGAGGATGAGACACTATGTTAGAACGTGACCTTGAAAACGCCCTTGGACGATACGCTAAGAAATTGGGGTGTATCTACTATAAGTTCACCTCTCCTGCCAGACGCTCTGTACCCGACCGAATGGTGATAGGACCATATGGGGAAATCGTTTTTATCGAACTCAAAGCACCGGGCAAAAAGCCCACCCCACTCCAACTGCGTGAGATCAGACTCCTACAACAACAGGGCTGTGTAGCAGAGTGGGTTGACAACTTAGACGACGGCAAAGCCCTCGTCGATTCCGTATGTACACTAAAATAAAATGAAGCCAAAGAACCACAAAACCACCGAAGAATACAAACAGATCGCAAGAGATCTTTCAAAGCTGGACACCTTCTCACATGAGCACCACTATCAGTTGGTGAACCTGTCCAACAAGCGATCACTGACCTTGAAAGAAAAAGTTTTGATCACCGAGTTACAGGCGCAGGTGAAATCGTACTCATAACAATCTCCCTCCAGGTCGGCTTAGGGGTAGGCTGATCGCAAACCAACCGTCAGTGGGTGGGGCCGTTGAAATCGGCAGGAGGACACTTTTTATCATGCACTTTACACCAAAGCCGTACCAGCAACTCGGCATCGACTGGCTTGCAGGTAAATCCGAAGCCAAACCCGAAGCCGCAGCACTCTTCGCTGGTATGGGGCTCGGCAAATCCGTCATGACACTGGCGGCATACCATGAGCTGGCGTGTACCACCAACATCAAAGGGATGCTGATCATCGCCCCACTACGGGTCTCTACATTGGCCTGGCCGAAAGAGATCCGCAAGTGGGATCAGTTTAAATGGATGAAGATAGCCATGCTCAGAACCCCCGAGGGTGTCCAAGCATGGAAGGATGGGTCTGCTGATGTGTATTTGCTCAATTACGAGCGGATACCCCAGTTCCTACGGGACTGTGTGCATGGTAGACGCAGGAAGGATATGCCCATTGACCTTGTGGTGTGGGATGAGCTTTCAAAGTGTAAGAGCCACAAGTCAAAACGTATTGAGCTCTTCCGTAGTTATACCAAGGCGAGCAAACATACACCTAGTCGTTTCCCCATGAACTGGGGGTTGACAGGCACGCCCCGCCCAAACGGGTACTTGGATTTGTTTGCGCAGATCCGCCTACTCGATGGTGGTAAGAGACTGGGCAAATTCTTCACCCCCTTCCAAGATGCATGGTTTCACCCGATCAACCCTCGGTCTGACCACCCCAAGTACGTCGAGAACCCCAACACTGCTGACATGATTAATCAGAAGATTGCAGACCTGGCTCTTGTCCTGCGCAGTGAGGATTATCTAAACATCCCACCAATGGAGACGATTGACGTGGATGTGCCGCTAAATAAGGCTGCCATGAAGGCATATGAGGAGGTCGAAGAAGAGTTCCTCACTTGTCTCGAGACTGGTGGTGAGGTGGTGGCACAAAACCTCGGTGTGCAGGTGTTTAAACTGCTCCAGATCACCAGCGGGGCTGTTTATGACGAAGAGAAAAACGCCCACTTCATTCATGATGCCAAGATCAAGGCACTTAAAAAAGTGCAGAAGGAGTGTGGCGGAGAGCCACTTCTGGTTGCCACCAAGTACAGGCACGAATACACCCGAATAATGGAGGCCTTCCCCGAGGCTGAAATGTTCAGTGACAACTCTATCGAGCGGTGGAACAAGGGTGAAATTCGGATGCTAGTTGCGCACCCACTCTCAATCGGGCATGGTGTTGATGGTCTCCAAGATGGTGGGCGGAATGTCTGCTGGTTCACACCAACCCACTCCTCAGACGAATACTCCCAGTACAATGCTCGGCTCGCACGCATGGGGCAAACACGTCCCACACGGGTGTACAGGCTTCTGTGTCCGGGCACAGTTGATGACGCAGCAGTCGAAGTTGTAAAAGGCAGGGAAGAGGGTCAGTCGGAAACTGTGGCTATGATCAAGAACATCCAAGACCTCGCCAGAGCCCGGAAGCTTTAGAACGTCTTACGCAGCACTTTGACGAACCACCCATTGACGATTGTGGTGGTGTTTCCATCCGACATCAACTTGATCTGTGCTGGTCGATCGATGGTGTTGGTGTCACCCATGTACAGCGATGTGTAGACCGCAATCTGGTTTGCACCTGCGGTTTTGATTTGTGCCTTGCGCAGTGGGATTTGATAATTGAACCCACCTTGTGCCATGTCCAAATACAAATCAATTTCCTGGTTGGCATTTGTTGTGGTCACGCTCACATCGATACGGAGTTCTACAGTGTCGATAGGTGCCAGACTGGAGAAGTCAAACGCGTTGGCTGAGGTGTTCCACAATGGCCCAACACCAGTGGGCAGGTCGTCGTATGACTGACCCCCAAGCCCGTTGCAGGTCAAGTTGTGTGCCACACCACCTGTGCCGCTGATTGGGAATGTCTGGGTGAGTGTGTCTTCATAGTTAGCCGAACCTGTGATCACCCCCTGTGCCAGCTCAATCAGTTGACGCAGCGATATGTTACCGGTAACTGGGAACAACGGATCAGTCTGTTCAGAGATTTCAATGAGACTATCCAAGCTTGGTGCTGAGATGTTTGTCAGATCTGGGATTGTTTTGTTTGCCATGTTTTTATAGTTCCTCGTTGTGTGTGATTCGGGTGTCCCCATCGTGGGTGACACGGATGTCGCCATCCGCTGTGGCAGTAGCTTCGGTGATGCGTACGTCACCCTCTATGAGTTGATCATAGTATGCCCACGGACCTTGACCAGTGTTAATTCCAGCAACACGGATATAAACTTGATTGGTCAAAACTGCCACCTCGGTTGATGTAGCCCCAGTTGTAGTCACTGTTTCCCATGCCTCAAGCGGGTTGGCGTCATACTCGTTTGGGTCGCCGGACATTTGGACAATGTAAGAGGTAGCACCAACTGCTGGTTCCCATTCAATCTTGTAGATGGTGTCGCTGACTTGGATCATGGAAACCCCCGTGACGACAGGCAGCGACGGATCTTTTGGCTGAGTATTTTTACTCTCAATCGGTGGTGCATCAGTGCCATCGTATGCGTATACCTCAGCCCTATACACAATGGCAGTGACATCTACAGTGTCATCCGCTGCCGGGTACAAACTGGTGACTACACAATCTTTAGCCAGTAGGTTCTCCTGCCCGAAGGCGAAGCGTGGGGGTTCAACATTCATCGTTATGACCACATTGGCATCAAGTGGTGTACTCAGTACCACTTCATTGGGTGCTGTGCCAGCAGTGGCGACATAGGTGTACGGCGTGCCGTCTTTACCAGTGATGCTAATTTTGTGGGTGCCCCCTGCGAAAGTGGGTTTTGCGGACAGAAACACGGACAGTCGATCAGTGGAGATACCCTCCACAAAACCACTAACTGCGCCCTTGAGACCGAGCGCATCGTACACCACCCGGATGTAGTCACCATAGGTCACGTTGAGCCCCTCAACCCCAGTCGAGAAGGCAACCTCCTCCTTCTGGTACACTTGGGAGCTACGCAAGTGCATCCCTTCATGGTACGCCCTGTCCCTGTCGGTAACGCCAGCCAGGGTGATCTGCTGAGGCTTGGCTGCCAAGTCCCCTGGCAGCGCACAAAGCACTGTCTCGCGCTTCCAAGTGATTGGGTCAGTGTACTCAACCTCAACTGCGTCTGTATCCTCATATTTGGGCAGTTTGATATTGTATTGGAAAGACCCTTCAACGATGTTTTCGGCATTAAACAGTTGCTGCAACTGCGTACGCGGTTTGTCCCGCACGATGTACACCTGTGATCCACCAAGTATAGGCACTCCTCGGCACGCCCGCGCAATCGTTTTGGCCGCGTCCCACACTGTGCTGGACGAGTCAAACACCCAGTCGAAATAAACCCCCTCAGACTCAAGTTGGGCATCTAATTCTGCAAGTGATGTCATATCCAACACTGAGGCAGTCAGTGCTGCCCCATACTTGGATATAAACACATCAATGAACGCAGCGACCAATGACCTGGTGGTAGTTGGTACTGCGCCGATGCTGGCACCATTCCACGGTAGCTTACGAGTGCATACCACATTGATTTTCCGCTTGGACTGATCATTGAGGTTAGAAGTCGCCCGCATTTTTACCGCCAGCAGTGTCACATCACCATAATCTGCCACGCTGGGCAGGTAAGCACGCCCGGCGTCCCATAACAAAGTGTTACCAACCTTGTGACTGGTGCTATAGTTGTTGGTGCGCTCCGCACTCACTTTGTACCTGCCATATGGCACAGGGGCAGAGATTGTAAAACGCCTCGGGCTTGTCGTGGCCAGTGTCTTTGACCACGTCTTGAGGTCTTGCCAAGTGCCAATCTCGTTACCTAGGTCATCGATCTCAACATAACGGAACAACGCCGCCACAGTGTAGCTGCGCAGCCGCCCTTTTTTGTCTTGGTTGTACAGACCTCTCGGCAACGTCAGATCCAATTCGATCAAATTAGTTGTTGTACCTGCGTCATTCACCACACGCTCATAGACCTCAAACTCATCTGTTTGGTTTGGTCCGTAAAGCTCAAGACCACCAACCTCCGCAGTAGTCTGGACGTTGTCACGAAAAAGCGTGACTGACTCCCCAGGTGACACCACTTGCCACTCCACATCCTCAAAATCATTGATCGGAGTGTCTTCAATGGAGATGCGTTCGCCCTGCTCTGCTTCAGACAGATCCTCCAGATCGGTATGCCCCTGCCCAAGGCAGTACAGTGAATAAAGCCAAGCATCATTGGAGATGTTTTTGTTGTACGACTTGGCAGCGTGGGAGCACCAGATGCGTGTACGACCATACGCACATTCGATAGGCTCACCAAAGCGGACTTGGTTGGTTTGCCCTTTGAGCGAATACATTGGGTCGGGTGTGCCAGTGTTAGGGTCTTCTGGGGTGTCCACTGAGTAGGTGAGCGACAACACCAACGCTGCCACAGCCACAACTGCTATGACTATCAACGTCACAATGCCACCTTCCACTTTCGGGCAGATCCCTATGACAGACCCGTCCGGGATGGGGTTGTCCCACTCATCCTCAGAGAGTCTGCGGTTGTCTATCGTGAGCAACAGCTCGCAGTCGAATGACACCAGCCCTATTGACGCAAACAGTTCCCACACATTGACACCTGCCTCAACTTGGTAATGCTCACCATCAGTGGGTTTGAACGGGTTGTCAAATTTTGCTACGTGGATCATGTGGTTTGTAGAATCTGATGGTTGACCAATTTCGCCGGATTTGGCTCATCGGCTGTACTACACAAGCCCCGGTGGCTCGGCAAGCGTGTAGTATAAATCCCGAACCAATATACACACCAACGTGGGTTATGGAAGCATTTTTGCCCAGGGCAACCACACAGTTGTCTTCAACGTCCTCAAGCTCTACCCACATAGTGCTTGCTTGCTCTTGCTTGAGCTTGTGTGCCACTGCCAGCACGTCTGTGGCATCAATCAAGTGCATCGGCAAATCTACCCCAAGTTTGGAGGCATACCAGTGGCGCACCAACCCCCAGCAGTCAAAAGCATCCGGTCCAGTTGCACCAGCTTTCCAAGGTATACCAATATAATCCATGCTACGAATTGTTGAGAGATGGAAAGCGTTTGGAAGAATAACGCTCAGTGTCGAGGAATTTAAGGTTTACTATATCAGCAAATGATGCCCTGCCACTCACTTGGTTATCGGTCACTTTTATGTCAGACAAGGTAAACACATATGGTGTACTCAGCTGTGGCTGGGTCAAATCCGTTTCCAGGTAAGGTCGATAGTAAACGGGTACTGGTTTGCCTGTTGCAGCGAGACCTTGTATGACCTCAAGCACCCTGCCATCCACGTTGTCGATTGCGATGCCGATGTCCTGCACCCCTTGGTCGTTCTGCCCCGGTAGTGTCATGGCAAACCCCACAGGCTCAAAAGTCTTTAGGCTACCACCCAGCGCAAGTGGTAAGTTGAATTGCTCCGTTGCTTGGATGATGTAGAAATTGTTGTCTGGTGCTGGGGGTGACCCGCCTGGACCACTCGGGGCACCAGCACCATCGGGGCAACCCATTCTGAAGTTCCATTCTGTCCCTTGAAGCGGCCCATTCACAGTCACAAGAGCATAATCACTCTCTGCGGTTTTTTCAAACGTGAGAGTCCCAGTGCCGCTACCCGACACAGGTGGGTGGCCAAGATCCGCAAGTCTGTCATTGTAGCTGGAGCTTCCACGGAACCCAGTAGTGTACGTCTGCCCTGCGTACTCCACAGTGAACTCATCGGGGACATTGTAGGCGTTGTAGTAAAATGTCACCTCGCCTACGTCAGTGCCAAGATAGACCCAGTATGATGCCGCACCAAACCCGCCAGAGGTCTGAGACACCGCGCAGTTTATGGTATCAAATGGCGGCGGCTGGATAGGCTTGCCCCCACTTTCATCCCAAGGTGCGTGGTATGTGTAAAGTCTGTGGTACGCTAGTAAGAGGAACTGATCATCCGTGGCTGGATACGCATCCCTGGTGTTGGGTATCCACTCCCCACGGGTGAGTGATGTCCATTTAACTACAGACGGCATACCACTGCTTAGATTTAATGGGATTGGATACCTGCCCCCCTCATATAAGGTACTAAAGGACTGAACCCTGTGAGACCCTAATGCGGCATACGCCTCCTCGTAAGTGTAGTTGTTGTAAGCAGACTCATCTGCGTCTTTATCCCCCAGCAAAGTGAAGATAATGCGGCGATTGTCACTGGGGTCACCCGTTGGAGGCAGCCAAGCAGACTCTTCTGCCACCATTACAGCGGCGTCATGTACATTTGGGTATCCTTCACCTGCACCACCACCGCCATAGGTGATTCCGTCAAATGCCGCTTGGATGGCATTGGTGTCACTTGTAAGGGGTAGGTCATATACAGGTGGTGTGACGCCAGGTGATGTACCATACCCGATAGTGACTAGGCCAAACCTTACTGTGCCATATTGATAGTCACCTGTCGTAAATTTGTTATAGAGGTCTACGACTGTCGCCTTGAGTGTGTTGATAACGTCCAAATTGTAGTCATATAGACTATCGGATCTATCAACAACAAATACGATGTCAATGCCCCTCGGATCAATAGCACCCCCCGATGGGCTCCCGCCGATTTGAAGGGTGTTATAAATCACAACACTGGACTTGGCTTGTGCATAGGCTTCTTTGAGAGCTTGACTGTTGGTGGGTTTTGACATTTACGGCATCGCGTTGGCTTTGGTGTCTGTAGTTGCTTCGACCATGGCTTCTTGGGTCGAGTCACCTGCCACAGAGATAGAGATGTTGCTTTTCCAGCCGTACACAGCCACACCATGTTTGGTGGCACAGCCGGATAGCATGGAAGCCAAGATTAGTGTGAAGATTATTTTCATTTATTCTGCCCCCTCAGTCCAATGTTGTCGATCTTGTTCACCCAATTTTTCAGCATATCGTCAACTGCTTTGCCATAGCCTCTCTGCTCAATGTCGTTCAGTTGCTGGGCTACCAATGCGTCAGCTTTTGCTTCTTGCGCAGCCAGTCGTGCTTCAATTGCTCCCAGTTTTCCAGACTCCAAGATGTGACGCTCGGCGTTGGTGTTGCGGTCATCCAGAAGGACACCAACAAGCTGATCCATGCGATCCTCATTGGCGTCCGTCTTCTGTGACACCGGGCTGGTGTGCAGCACCACGAATGATCCAGTTGCAGCCACAAGAGCCAAAGCAAACATCCCAAGTCCTAGAAGGTTGGTGGGCTTGTTGTCGCGTGCTTCAATACGCCTAATGGACTCAGCCACAGTGGACATGGTAGCACCTAGCCCAGTGACCTGTGCCTCAATGCTAGAGACACGCTCGTTTGTTTTGTTAACAGCTAGCCACACCTGTTCTCTGCTGTGTTTGTCGGTTGGGTCTTCGATCATAACTTCATAAATTTGCGAGCAAACCAAGTGTTGACTGCCCAATGGTAAATTTTGCGAAGTCTAAAACTATCCCTCTTTTGCATCTCAAGTAAAGCGTCATTTGCCATCTCCAACGTGAATGATTCTGCCCCCTCTTGAAGCATCTGCACCAATACGTCGTGCACCTCACATCCTCTACGTGCTCGACGGAAGTCCGGTGACATCGAACACCCATTGTGGGCATACCCCTTGAAGATGTGTAAGACGTTGTCTTTGAGCATGGCGAGTACAACGTCATCTGTCTTGCGACGGATGAACACTGTGCCTCGATGTCCACGGAACGTCTTCAGCTGGTAAGTGACATCTTTGGTACGTTCCCAACAGTTGCCATCCTTGCCCTTGATTGGTTTTATGCCATCCATGTGATTGCATCTAGTTCAGCAAACGTTGATGCTGTCATAACTGCTTGAGTGAGTCCGTGTAGCTTAATAGAGTAAATACCAAAGTCTCTGCCTTGAATCGCCTCACGGATGGTGACCATATCAGCAGAGCTTAGGTTGACAAAAGCCCCATCAACACATTTGTAGTTGGGATATTCGCCATTCTCCAAAAGTGGTGATGTACCAGCATTCACAAGGTCTTCAATCCCTTGCAGGTGAATCAGTGTCTTGGCATCGACGTGGAACAACCCAATACCATCTACTGCGATATCTGACGTAGATTCAGACAGTGCAGCTTCTCTGAGCGCATCTAACTTACGTTCCTTGGCTGCGTCTGGATCACTTTGGAAACGTTCTTCTTGATGTGCAATGAATCGTGCAAGACGGTCAATCTCTCGCATCTCTCCCAGTGTCTTCAACTCACCATCTACTAAAAATAGAGGATCGTTTGAGGCCTCAATGGTTGCTGCCTGTTCGTCGGTAATCGCCACGATTTCCATGCCGTCGAAGGCTGTCAACGTGCCCGTGTCGCCAACTTTTAGTATCCGGCGTCTTTCGATGTTTATTAGTGCTTCTTTCATATTATATGTGGGTTGGGAAAGATGAGAAATCTGCCTCCGTGACTGTGTAACCTGTTGACACTCCCGCTTGGGTATCAGCGTCAGCAATCATTTGGTTGAGCGCGTCGATGTGCTCGCAGACCGCAGTCCCTGCACCTGCACCTCCCCATGTCCAAGCGGTAATTAGTACGAGTTCCCCATTAAGTATGACAAATGCAGGGTTGCCCGAATCACCAACAATCTTATTTTCGTGGAATATTAACCTGTTGGCAT